AACCCGCAAGCGAACAGGCGATGAAACTTAAACTTTCTCGCTACGGCGCAGAACAGGGCGAGGTAGTAGACCAGTCCATCAGCAATCAATGGCAAGGGCTGTTTGACCTAAAGAAAGCCGCACCTCGACCGGGCGAGAAGGTTGAGAAAACCGACAAACAACGCGCCGCCGATGTTGCCCGCCACGCTGAACAGGATGACCGGGCGGCTCGAATCTGGGGCAAGCAGGAGCCGACCCCTATTCACAGGCTCAAACTCTGCGAGGCGTATTTGGCGCGGCTGACCTTGAGCGACCCGCCAGACCGAGATGCGGTGGAGCGATTGCGCGAGGCTGCAGCGACTGCGTTACGGATAGCCGATGCTATTGAAGTGTTGAATGACCCGCACCTTGCCGGGATGGTGCGGCAGTTGTTCGGTGAACGCGGCTTGGAAAGGTTGCGTAAGCGATGAAGATACGAGGGCGGCATTACAGCCCCACCTTGACCGAGGAACAGTATCGTGAGGCGTTAGCAATCGCCGCTGCTAGAAACGCCATTCCGACAAACAAGGAGTTATGCCGGAAACACGATGTGCCGCTGTGGTGGATACAGCATCAGACCGGGTATCGTGCAGCCGGTAAGCATAAAGCGTTCTGGAAAGACTACAGCGCGGCACGGATAGCGCGTAAAGAGATTCACGGGTGGGTGGAGCGCAAGTCAGCAGAATGGGGCGTAAAGGCGTACCTCATTTCACGCGCAACATCCGGGGGCATTTCAACCTACGACAAGGCGGCACCATGCGCGGTTTCAACTTCCAATCAGACCCAAACGCCGACAACGACCTCCCGCCAAACCCTTACCGGGCGCTGTGGGCTGCTGTACTCTGGCAGGCCATCACCGACTGCACCAAGACAGGCCGGGAGGACGGATGGCAGGCGATGCGATGGATCAACAGCACCGATGACGATATCGGGTCGATGCGGTGGATATGCGATATGCTCGACTTTGACCATGCGCGGCTGCAGATGCGTTGCCAGACACGCGAGGGCCGACGCGCTATAATCGGCGCACGGAAGAAAGGCGGGTTTCAACCACGATGCGCTATGCCATGCGACGAGATATGAACGACGGAGCCGTGACCGATGCGGTAAAGGCTGCGGGGTTCGATGTGTGGGATTTCGCTAGGGCGGGTCATTCCATCCCGGACAAATTGGCGGTCAAGCCTTTGCCGTGTGGTAAGCCTTTTGTGTGTTGGCTAGAGATCAAACACGCAAACGGCAAGTTGAGCGATAAGCAAGCGGCATTTCGCGCAGTCTGGGAACCACGCGGCGAATGGATAGAAGCGCGTGACCCCGAGGCAACGGTACGGGCGTTGCGGGAACTTTACCAATTGGCGATAAGGCCGGAGCATTGCCGATGATTTATACGGGGGACTGTCTGGATGTACTAAAGACATTGCCCGCTGATTCCGTCGATGCCATCGTGACCGACCCGCCCTATGGCCTCGCCTTCATGGGCAAGAAGTGGGACTACGATGTGCCGAGCGAGGAGATATGGCGCGAGTGTTTGCGGGTGTTGAAACCGGGCGGTCACTTACTCGCCTTCGCCGGTACGCGAACACAGCATCGGATGGCGGTGCGGATTGAGGACGCGGGGTTTGAAATACGCGACATGATCGCGTGGGTGTACGGGTCGGGGTTCCCGAAGTCGCTGGATGTATCGAAGGCGATTGATAAGGCGGCGGGTGCAGAGCGTGAGGTAATCGGGCCTGCTACCGTTGGCGGCAAAGGGCAAGGCAACGCATACGGAACAATTACACGACCTCCCGCAACGGCTCCCGCAACGGCTTGGCAAGGCTGGGGTACCGCCCTCAAACCCGCGTTGGAACCTATCACCGTCGCCCGCAAGCCGCTTATCGGCACGGTAGCCGAGAATGTGTTGGCGCACGGCACGGGTGCGCTGAATGTGGATGGGTGCAGGGTGGGGACAGAAGGCGCTACAAAGCGCGGCGGTCAAGCCGAATACCCGCGCAACGACAACGGAACGGAAGATAGAAGCGTTTGTTGGGCACGCACTGGGCACGCTATCGAGTCGGTGCCTTTGGGCCGCTGGCCCGCCAACCTGATACACGATGGCAGTGAGGAGGTGGTGGGGTTGTTTCCGCAAACCGGCCCAAGCCCAAAACAATACGAAAAGACAAAAGCCGGATGGTTGGCACCCGGTAGTCTGCACATAAAAAGTGGGCTTCAATCGCGCGAATACGGCGACTCCGGCAGCGCCGCCCGATTTTTCAAGCGGTGCGAAAACGATTATAATGAAGCATGGCAAAGCCAAAACCCGCCCCAATTAAATGCGCTTGCTGTAGCGCAAGGTTTGTCCCTGCAAGGCGTTCTCGCCTCTATTGTTCAAAACGCTGTAGCAATATGGCCCACCCTCGCGGGAATTCTGTCAAGCGAACAACGGGAAGTTTTTACAGCCGTCACGCTGAACGAATCAAAAGCGATAAACGAAACCGTTATGCAAACGATAGCCAGTATCGCAAACGGGTTCTTGCAAGAGTCGCAGCACGAAAGGCTTACCCCGTGCGGCAGCCGTGTGAGGTCTGTGGCAACCCAAAATCAGACCGGCACCACGAAGATTACGACAAGCCTTTACAGATTCAATGGCAATGCCGAAAGTGCCACATTCAGCATCACGCCAAACAACTTGGTTCGTGGGGAAGCGGTTTATCGGTTTAATTACTGCGCGAAGGCAAGCAAGGCTGACAGGGACGAGGGGTGTGATAAATTGCAAGAGCGTTCTGCGGGCGAATGCGTGGATCGTGTTGAAGGAAGCGCAGGGATGGAAAGCCCTAGGGCGGGGGCAGGCAGGACAAGCGGATCACGCAACCATCACCCAACCGTCAAACCTACCGCTCTGATGCGCTACCTCTGCCGTCTTGTCACTCCACCGGGCGGCATCGTCCTTGACCCGTTCATGGGGTCAGGCTCAACGGGTAAAGCCGCGATGCTGGAAGGCTTTGACTTCATCGGCATTGAGCGCGACCCCGAGTATGTCAAGATTGCCGAAGCGCGGATTAGTGCGGCTTGTAGGCTGCTTTGATACACTACGCGCATGGCAGAACCTAACCGCATCGCTGCTGCATTAGAGTACCTTGGCAAACTGCGTCGGCAGATAGCCAACACGCAGGGCGTAGCCGTACCCGATGACTACGGGCAGCGGTTCGGCGCACCGGGCGAACCTGTCCCGAGCCTTAACCAAGTAGGCCAGTCAGTCAGGGGCGCGGCACAGCGCATGACGAGCCTTGACGCTCCCGCCTCGCAGGGCGCGGGCGACACGGCGCTAGACATAGCCGCAGGCTTTACCCCGTTGCAGTACCCGCAGGCTGCGCGAGACTTTGAGCGATCCCGGCGCACGGGCGACAAACTCGGCATGGGACTGGCTACCCTCGCGGCGGTGCCTGTTGTGGGCGGCGTGGCGAAAGCGGTAGGTAAGGCCGACGATGTTGTAAAGGCTTATGGCATTTCGCATAGACCTATGACCGAAGCGGGCGGGGCGGCGCGTCTGCATGATGCAGTAAAAACATTTGGCGAAGATATATTCGGGGAAAACGCTTTACAGTATTTTGGAAGCGGCGACCCGAGAGAATCTGCAATCCCAAAACTGCTTGCCAAAGTCCGCAATAACCCTAATGCCGAAATAACCATATATCGCGGCGTTCCTGAAGGCGTGGGCGATCAAATTAACTCTGGCGATTGGGTCACGCTAGATGAAAGCGTGGCTAAAGACTACGGCAAAAAAGTCCTTAAACAAAAGGTAAAAGCCAGAGATGTAACGACTTGGCCGGATTCTTTGCTTGAGTTTGGGTATTACCCACAAAAATAAACCCTGCATTGTTTCACCCGTAATCTAAACTAGGGCGCATTACATGGCAAAAGGAAAGAAAACCGGGGGTAGGCAGACAGGCACGCCTAATCGGGCCACAGCAGCCGCTAGGGAGGCTATAGCGCGATTCGTAGACGGGAATGCAGGCCGGCTACAGGGCTGGCTAGACGAGATACACCGCGACCGTGGAGCAGAGGCGGCGTTCGGCTGCTTCACCTCGTTGCTGGAATACCATGTGCCGAAGTTGCAGCGCAGCGAGGTCACGGGTAAGGACGGCGAAGCGCAGCGCATGGTGATTACATGGGGCAAGCCCGTTGATTGAAATAGACCTGCCGTATAACCCACGGCGGGCCTTCCTTCCATTCCACGACCGCACGAAACGGTGGGCCTGCCTCGTCGCACATCGTCGAGCCGGTAAAACAGTCGCAGCGGTAAACGACATTATCCGCGCAGCCGTGATGTATACCGCGCCTAACGGCTTGTTCGGGTATGTCGCGCCTTACCAGAATCAGGCTAGGCGCATCGCGTGGGACTACTTCAAGTTTTACGCCGCCCCGCTGATCTCTGACGCTAACGAGCAGATGATGACCCTAACGCTACTCAACGGCGCAAAGGTTAGTCTGTTCGGCGCGGACAACGCAGACGCTATGCGCGGTCTAGGGTTCAGCGGCATTTACCTTGACGAATACGGCGACTTTAAACCTAGCGTGTTTGGCAATGTCATACGCCCAGCGCTTTCCGACAAACAAGGGTGGGCGGTATTTGCCGGTACGCCAAAGGGTAAGAATCAGTTCTGGGACATTTACGAGACAGCGCGGCGCATCCCGGACGAATGGTTTTTGCTGCGGCTCCCTGCATCAACAAGCGGGCTGCTTCCGGTATCGGAACTTAACGCAGCACGGGCGCAGTTGTCGGAAGATCAATACCTACAGGAATACGAGTGTTCCTTTGAGGCCGCCATCCTCGGCGCGTTCTACGGTAAAGAGATGCGCGAGGCACAAGAGCAGGGACGCATCGGGCGCGTTCGGTGGGACGAAAATCTAAAGGTCTATACCGCATGGGACTTGGGATACAAGGACGATACCGCCATCTGGTTTTACCAAGTGCTGCGTGGTGAGGTGCGTGTTATAGACTTTCACTCGGTTAGTGGCGCAAGTATTGAACAAATTGCAGACACGGTGAAGGTAAAGCCTTACCGCTACGCTAAACACTACCTGCCGCATGACGCACGGGCAAAGACGCTAGCGGCTGCGGGTAAAAGCATCATTGAACAACTGGCGGCGCATCTAGGCTTTGCTAATCTTGCCGTGGTGCCAGAGTTGTCGGTGCAGGACGGCATCCAAGCGGTGCGTCAGGTCTTGCCGCGCTGTTGGTTCAACGAGGACGGGTGCAGGGACGGCATCGAAGCCTTGCGGCAGTATCAACGCGAGTACGACGAGGACAAGAAGGCGTTCAGACAAGCGCCCCGCCACGATTGGTGTTTTGTCGCTAATACCAAAATA